CTACGCGGTGACCGTGCGACTTACCTGGACCTCGTAGTGGTGGGTTCGGCCGTTGACCTTGTAGGGCATGGCCGCGCCCTCCAGCGTGAACACTTGGGTCCCGATCAGGACCTTGGTCACGCTCTCCACGCGGGCGTCGGTGAGGACGAGGCGATAGACCACCGTCCGGCCCGAGGCGTCACGTGCGTATTGGGTATCGCCGGAGACCGGGATCACCGAGGCCCGGACGGCTACGTCCACCGTGGGGATCGGGTCCCCGTCCTGATTCTTGCCGCCACCGGTGCGCAGCTTCACCGTGTCCCGTAGGAGTAGGCGCGGCATTATGCGGCCCGCCGGCGGTAGCGGTTGAGGACGCCGAGCTCGGCCAGGGTGAACCCGGTGAACGCCTCGGAGAAGTTGACGACGCCGGTGGCGTAGCGCAGACCCTCCGGGTTGGCCAACATGCGGGCGGCGGCCATCTGGACCACCGCGTCCACGCCGGGGCGGTTCTGGCCCGAGGCGAAGCGGTGAGCCCCGCGGCAGTAGGCGTCCACCACGGCCTCGGCCATGGTGATGGCCTGGCCGGCCTGGGCCACGAGCTCGGTATCGGTGGTGAGCTGGCCCAACCATTTGACGAGATCCGTTGGCGTTACTGCCATCTCATCCTCCTAAATGGAAGTGACCGGCCTGGGAAACCGTGACGAAACCCAGGCCGGCCACGATTGTGGGGGCCGATCAGGCGGCGGTCAGAACCGTGACGGCCTCGGGATGGAGCAGACCGAGGTCATAGCGGGTCACCACGCGGATGGCCTGCTCGTCGTAGTCGGCGTATCGCTCCGAGAGGATGGTCACCGACGGCTGGAGGTCTCGGACCACGGCCACGTTGGTCATGTCCACCAACGCCGCCTTGCCCTCGGCCAGCTTGTTGGTGACGACCACCGGCACGCCGAACAGGACCTTGCGGCCCTCGGCGGTGAGATCCGGCTGGATCAGGTAACGGCCGTCGGCGTCCTTGATCTTGGACAGCGCGTAGAAGTCGGCGCCCGAGAGGAACCAGTGGGTCGGGGTGACCTCGTTGGCCGCTGCCAACGCCAGGGCGTCGATCAGGGAGTCGGGCTCGGTGACGTCCAGAACGCCGGTCTCCACGCCGGCCTGGGCGATGAGGCCCCGAACCGTGTTGCTGGCGCCGGTGCCGGCCAGGAGCGCGTCGTCCAGCTTGTTCGCCACGTCGGTGACGAGCCGCTGGCGCAGAACCGCGTCCAGGCCCACGACGGACTGGCGGGCCAGCTCGTTCGAGAACCGGATCAGGGTCTTGATCGACTTGAGCGTGGACGGCATGAGGTTGATCTCATCGAACTGGACGTCGGCCTCGGGGATGAGCTCGGACTCACCGACCCAACCGGGCGCCGAGCCGGCGGCGATACGCGGGATGCGCAGCGGCTCCGAGGAGTCGAAGATCTTCGGGCCAGCGGCCAGGACGACCGAGGCCGCCTCAAGTGGCTGGACGAGGAGGGACGCTACCTGTTCCTTGAGGAGCGCGCCGTTGGTTGCAGTGGTTTCAGCCATGGTGATATGTCTCCAAAGTGATTGTGTTTCAACAGTGTTCGCACTTTGGGCACCTGGCCACCTCGGCGGTCAATCATCTCGGCACCTGGCCGATATGTCCCACTATATGGGACGGTCCCCGTCCTCGGCAATGAGGACGGGGACCGTTGGGTGGCTCGGTCTATGCGTTCTGGCGGAGGATTCCGAGGAGGTCCACGCCTCCCGAGGTGCCGTTCTTGGCGCCCTGGGCGGCCCCACCAGGCGCGAACTGGCGCGCCTTGAGGTGAGGTTTGGCCTCCACCAACGCCGCGATGGCGACCTGGAGTGCCTCGGGGTCCTCCAGGTGCGCGGCCGAGAACGGGAGGTCGGCCGGATCGGCCAGGAGTCCGGTAGCGCGGACGAGCTCGGAGTGGAGCCGCTCCTGGGCCGCGCGGAGCTGAGTCCGGTAACCGGCCGACTCCGAGCGGAGATCCTCCACGTAGGCCCGAGGGAACGAGTCCCCCTCGGGCTCGGCGGGGGCCTCGGCGCCGGCGTCGGTCGGCTCCTGGCCCTCGGTGGGTGCCGATGCCGTGGTGGCGTCGGTGGTCTCCTCGGTGCCGGCCGGCGCCTCGGTCTGGGCCTCGTCGGTGGTCTCGGTGGTCTTGTCGTCGGTCATGCCGCGTCTCCTGTCACGGTTGTGGTGGGTGCCGGTTTCGGACCGGCGGCCGGGTTCTCGATGCCCAGGCGTTCGCGGGCCTCCTCGGTGGTGAGGATGCCGGCGGCGTGGAGCTTGGTCACCGCGTCGGCCTCCTGGGCGGCCGAGCGGGTAGCGGGATCGGCCCACCGGACGCGGACGTCGTAGTCGGAGACCTCTCCGCCGTTCTCGACGGCCAGGATGAGCCGGCCGACCTGTTCCCAGGCCCTCCCGAACACGGCCTGGCGGGCCTCGGCGCGTGCGGTGAGCGCGGCCTCGGCGGCCCGGATGGCGTCGGCCGATGCCGGAACGCTGGTCGAGATCCCCAAATAGTGAGCCGGCAAACCCGAGACGGCCGACGCCTGTTGTAACAGGACCCGGACCGCCGTGTCGTAGCCGGTGAGGTCGGCGCCGGCCAGTTGGCCGAACTTGCCCTCGGGCGCCTCGTTGACCATCATTCGGTCGTTGTCGCCCACCGGGTTGGTGACGTCCAGGATCTCCTCCCCGTCCTCGTCCAGGACCGGGTTACCGTCCTCGTCGCGGCGGACCTCCTCGGCCAGCTCCAGGCCGGTGGCCCACCGACGCGGGCGGGCGCCGAACTCCGAGGCCGTGAGCATGTCGGCGGTGAGCTTGTTGATTCCGTCCACCACGGGGATGAGGTCGGAGAACTCCGAGACGCCGAACGTGTCCAGCGGTCGGTCCGAATTAGTCAGTGGCACAACGGGAACCGCCAGGAGTGGGTTGTCCACGGTCTGCACGACCCTGGCGGCGGTGATCTGGGCGCCGTCCCCGATCAGGTGCTCGATCCGGTCGGGCCGGTAGATGACCCACCGCGTGGCGCCCCCTGTGCCGTCGGGGCGGAGCTCGGTCCAGCGTTTGACCGCTGCCAGGACCTCGTGAGAGCCGGCGTCACGGTAGACCGCGACCTGGGCGCCCGACTCCACCGACGCAACGGCCTTGCCGGCGGCGTTGGCCCAGACGATCACCGAGGACTCACCGGTGGCCAATGCCTCCCGGTGGGCCTGGGGACTGGTCTGGTCCAGGTCCGAGCGAACCCATGCCGCCCAGAGCTCGGTCAGGCGTTGGCCGTCGGCGCCGGCGAACCCGGTCACGCGCAACCGCTCCGCGATGGCCGAGACCGCCAGACGGGGGAGGTTGACCGCGATTCTGTCGAACCGCTGGCCGATGGCCTTACGTGCCTCCGGGGAGAGGTAGGCCAACGGTTGTTGGCCGGAGTAATACTGGCCGAGCCGGTGCAGGGCCGGCGCCCGGACGTTGAGAGCCTGGTCCAGCTCGGCGTTGGTTGGGTCTGTCATGATGCGAAACTCCTTACGCGCCTTCGGTTTTTCTTGGTTGTGTGGTGTGCGGCCCGGTCCAAGGCCACGATGGCGGCCACGGCCGCGTCGATCTTTCGCGGTGAGCCGCGCTTGTCCTTGGCGATGAGGTCGCCTTGGGGCGTGGACTTGGCCACCGCGTTGCCGAGGTGGACCGCCAACTCCTCGGCGCCGTCGTGGGTCAGGCCGCCGGTCGTGACGGCCGCGTAGAACCGGTCCGTGGCCGGCGCCATGCGTTGGGCTAGGGCCGTGTTCCACTGGAGGACCCGACGCTCCCCATGCCGTGCCGCCCACGTCTCGATCTCCGAACGCCAACCCCACGGGTCGGCGGCCAGCTCCACGACGTCGTAGCGGTCGAACATCTCCCGGACCTTGGCGTCCACCTCGGAGCGGGGGACCCGCCAGCGTGGATCTCCCGGGTTCTGCCAGATGCCGGCCAGGAATACGTGCGGCCGAGGCCCCAGCGTGGCGCCGACGAGCGCGGTGGAGTCTCCCGAGGCCGACCCGTCGAACGCCAACACGACCCGCTGACGCGGCGCCACGCTGACCTCGGGGGCCGCCAGCTCCTCCCAGGCCCCCCACGGGAGCCACCGATCCACCTGGCCAACCCACTGGCCGAGGCGCAACTGGCGGAACACGGGCTCACGCAACGTCTGGCGGGCCGCCTCCATGCCGTCCTCGGCCAGGAACGGCCGCTCACACGCCAACGCCGGGTTGGCCGTGCGCCACGCCTGGCGGTCGTCGGTCTCGCAACCCTCGGGCGCGGTGAACTCCTTGAGCGCGAACGCAGGGTCATTGCCGGCGCGGCCGTGGGCCACGAGCTTCCACATGATCGAATCGGTAGAGCTGGCCGGCGTAGAGATAGCCAGCGTGAGCGACTCCGGACGCTTACCGGTGACCGACGAGACGGCCTCCCAGACCTCGGCGGTGACCACGTGGAGCTCGTCCACGACCAACAACGACGGGTCATGCCCGTGCAACGCTCCGGGCTCGGCCGGTAGCGGCGTGAGCGTGGCGTCATTCTGGGGGACCTCGATACGGTCCCGGAAGATCTGCGCCCGCTCGGCCAACTCCGGGGTGAGCTCGATCATGCGCTTGGCCATGCGCAAGGTGATGTTGGCCTGGCGTTGGTCCGAGGCCACCACGAGCACCTCGGCCGAGGCCGGCCCGACGAACAGTTCGGCCACCGCCAGCATGGCCGCCAGCGCGGTCTTGCCGTTGGCCCGAGGGATCGACACGAGGCCGGTACGGACCCCAGGCCGGAACACCTCCCGGATGATCTCGCGCTGGAACGTGCGCAGCCTCACCGGCTCAAGGGCGCCAACGCCCTTGGGCACGACGAGGTACTGGCCGATGAACCGCTCCCGACGCCGCGCCGGGTCCTTCGGGTAGCCCTTAAACGTCAACGGATCGGCCGTGATCGTCCCTTTTGGTCCGGCCCTCATGAGATCATCTCCGGATGACCGCACCGACGCCCCAGGAACAACGCGCTCTCTTCAACCGAGCAATCGAGATTCTCCAGGATGAGGCCGACGACTACGACGCCTTTGCCCATAAGGTGGCCGGCCACATGCAGCCCTTGCTTGACAAGGCGAACGCCGGGAAGGCCACTGAGCAGGACGTCGTAAAGCTCACCGGTCTGGCGATGAAGAACTCCACTGAGATCATCGCGGGACTGGTGCTCGTCGTGAACGCGCTCACCGCACTTCGCCAGCACGAGGTCGGTCCGGAGAAGGCCGAGACGCTGGAGCACGTCAAGAATGTGGCCGCGTTCCGTTCTGATTGGAACTAGCAAGGTTCACCTCCTGGAACCATCGTCTCACTATGTGAGATGTGAAACGCAAACTCTGACTCACCTGCGGGTGGCCTGGGCCTCTGACCAGGGGTAACCCCCCTGGGCGCTGAGTCGCCCGTGTGCGGCTTGGCGCGGCCCCGGCGGCTATTGCATGGCCGGCACACGACCTCGACGTCCTGGAGGCGTATGGACAGGCCCCGAGCTCGTCGCGCCCACGCCTCCGGGGAGTGGTCCGCGGTCAGGTCCTCGGCGGTCCCGCAATCAGTGCAGAACCGCTGGAGCCGGCGGGCGCGCTCGGAGAGCCGACGCCATCGCTTGTCGTAGCCGCGTTGTTCACGGGTAGGCCGGCCGGTGGTGCGCTCGTGCTCTGCCTTGCACTCCGGGCACCTCGTACCGTCGGCCGGTTCACCACAACCGAGGCAGACACTAAGAGGCATGACGGCCTCCTCGGGAGAGCTCGGTCTCGGCTCGGTACTCGCGCGCCTGCGCCAGCTCGGATCGGGCCTCGGCCTGGGCCTCACGGCCGGCCAGCCACTCGTCGCAGAGGTTGCGCAACTCCTCGGCCCACTCAGCGATGGCCAGCACCTCACGGGCGGCCGGGTCACTGCTCAGACGCTCGGCCACCTGCTCGGGCGTGCGTATGCCTGGCTTGGGCCTCACCACTCATCAGCTCCTCTCGTGAGATCCAGGCCGAGGGCGTCGTCCAGGCCCCGCCGATCCACGCCGAGGTTGCGCTCGGTCGTGCGCTTGTCGGCCGGGAGCGGGTTCTGTGTACGGTGGCGCGCCTCGCCGTTGATCCGGGCCGACGCCACTACTGACTTGCTCATGGGGGACTCCTCTGTCGTTGGGAGTCCTACCGGCGGGTTGGTTGCGGTGGTCATGGGTCAGATCCCGAGGTCCTTGTCGAGCTCCTCCCGCATGACTTCTCGCGTCTCCCGATGGGTCAGCGGCTCGTCGTCCACGAGGAGCTCGGTTGTGGCGTAGGCGTCCGGATCGGTGATCGCTTGGAGTCGGTCCCCAAGCCACACAATCGGGCGGACCTCCTCGTGATCGCCATAGCTGACCAAAGCCCAACCGGCCACCATGAGCCCTTCTCGGTCGGCGTTGTTGAACGTCCAGGCGTTCGTCCGAGGGTTGCCCTCAAACATCTGGATCTGCTGAATCTTCGGTCGTGTTGCCACGGTTTCCTCCTAGTTGTTGCGGTGGGTTGTTGGTCTGGACGAGTTGGGTAGCCCAGGCCCCGATATGGCAGAAATCCGTCCGGGACGAGCTCTCAAATCAGGTGCTAATGACCTGGGCTTTCTCACCCGTCCCCTCGTCCCGGTACAGAGACCGGGACGAGCGGACGAGTGGAGTGAGAACTCGTCCGGGACGACCTCAGGACGAGTTGGGACGAGGGACGAGTTAGCGGTCATCGGGTGGCCTTGGTGGGCTCCGCGTCAACCACTTGCAACGGCCTGGGACCGTTCGGCCGGCGGTACTCCTTGACGAACCGGAACCGGGCTTTGGTGGCCTCGATGTAGCCCTCGTTCGCCAGGGTCTTGACGTGCTCACGAACGGTCGCGGATCGGCCTCTGACGGACTTCTCGATCTCGTCCATGGAGAACCGGAACGACGCGGGTTCGTGCCGGTCGTCCTCGTCCAGCCATGCGTTGCGTCGGCGGACGATCTCCTCGGAGATCCGCTCCATGAGGTCCTCGTTCCGAGGCGTGCCCTTGGACGTGAGCGGACCGTCCTCGGCCATCTTCTCCGGGAGCTTGAGAGTCACCGAGAGCGAGTCGAACGTGGAATCCACCACGACCTCGGCGGCGACTTGCATGTTGCCGCTGGAGCCCTCAGCGCACCGAGGGCGCACATACCCGGGCCGGTCCTTGCCGATCCGCAGCCGTAGCTTGCCGATGCCGCCCCGCTTGGGATGCTTGACGACCTCCAGCGTGTATGCCGCGCCGGTAATGTCGGCCATCTTGGCCTGGGCGCCGATGGCCCACCGACCTCGGCCGTTGTCGGACTTGGTGACGTGATCGACCATGACCAGCGGGGCGCCGGTTGCCTCGGCCAGCTTGCGCGGGAGTATCCGCGTCCACTTGTTCACCTCGTCGTTGTTCATGCCCGAGAGGTCGAACGTGCCCAGGGAAGCGGTCACGCCGTCGATCACGATGAGGGCGTAGTCGGTGGCCAGGATCTCGGCCCATGCCTCCGTTGAGGCATCCGGCCGACTCTCGGGCCGGCGGTAGTCGAACCGTCCGATGATGGCCTCGGAGGTGGCGCCGAGCTCCCGTAGACGCGACACGACCGAGTGCTGGTCCGACTCGTAATCCAGGAACAGGACCCGTCCGCCGGCGTTGACGGTCTCGGCCGCAAGTGCTTGCAACACAAGGGACTTGCCCGACTCAGACTCGCCGTGAACCGAGTGCGTGTGGCCCGGGTAGAGCATGAACAAGCCGTCGTCTCGGCGCCAGGTCGTCGGCGTGATCGGTGGCTCGTCGCCGTTGACGATCCCCGCGAGGTCGATCCGGCCCCACGAGACGGCGTGCTGACGCTGCTCCTCGCGCGCCTCGTCCATAACCTCGCCTACGCGCCGAGGGCGTAGCCGCTCGTTCTCCTTCTCCGCAAGATCTAGGGCGCTCTGGAGCGTCTCGATCTCGTCGGCAACGTCGTCGTTCTCGATTACGACCGATTGTTCAGTCACCGACAGGGTGACCGTCCTGCTCATCGGGCGCCACCTCGGACGAGGTAGCCGATGCCCAGGCCGGCAACCCAGGAGAGGGAGGCCAGGCCGATGGTGGCCAGGAATGCGAATATCGTTGTCACGGTTTGGAACTCCAGCTCGGAGGGGCGGGGCGCGGTCCTACATGGGTTGGTGAGTGCGTCCCGCGTCACGCGGCGGAGTTGGGGCCGATATTGCGCGCGGCCTGGGAGACGAACCGGTCAACCTCGGCCGTGTCGATCCGGATGCACCGCGCCGAGAGGCGAACGGCAGTCAGGCGTCCCTCGGAGATCCAGCGGCGGACGGTTCGCGCGTCCACGCCGAGGTCCTCGGCAACGCGGGAGGGGGAGACGTAAGTGGGTTTCTTGGTGGTGGCCATGATGGCGTGTGCTCCAGTGGTCGGGGTCGGTGGACCCGCCAGTTAGGGAGCAGCTCCCCGCCGGGAGTGCCGTGCTGAGTATCCCTGGCGGAGCATCTCAGTCACGGTTTTTGTGCGTAGTGAGCAATGTAGGCGATAGGTCCGTTGCCTGTCAACCATGACTAACGTCGAAAACCGTTGCGCCCGTGTTGACTTGGTTTGTCAACACGGGCGCGAACAGGACCTATTCCGTCCACAAACCCTGAACGAGCCCGCGTGTCCGGGACTCTGTGGAGTGTGTGTAGCGGGCGCTCATCGCGGCCGAGGTGTGGCCCATGAGGACCATATGGTCGGCCAGGGTCGCGCCGGCCTGGGCGAACAGTGTGGCGGCCGAGTGGCGCAACCCGTGGGGCGTCAGCTCGGGCTTGCCGATGGCCTTGGCGGCGCGTTGGAACGAGTAGCGGAACGTGGAGGCGAACATCATCGCCCCGGTGCTCGTCGGGAACAGGAGCCCGTCGCGGCCGGGGAGTGCGTAGGTCTTGAGGTGCTCGGCCAGCGCCGGCCGCAGCCCCTCGGGGAGTGGCACGGTCCGCAGCGCGGCCCGCGACTTGGGCCGGTCCACGACGAACTCCCCGTCTACGCGGGTCACCGCTCGGGCCACCGTGACGGCCAGACCGTCCTTGCTCATGTCGAGATCCGAGCGGCGGAGCGCGGTCAGCTCACCGAACCGGAGCCCAGAGAACCCGGCCAGGAGAACCCACGCCCGATAGCGCGGCGTGATGGCGTCGGCCAAGGCCCGGATCTCAGCGGGGGACAGGGCCACCGGCTCGGACTTGCGGTGCTTCACGGCGCCGCGCTTCACCCGAGCCGGGTTGGCGGCCAGGATCTCGTCGTCCACGGCTTGGTTGAGAATCGTCCGTAACAGGCTGTAGGCGTTGGCATTCCGAGTCGGGTAGTCCTCCAGGCCGGCGAACCACTCCCGGATCTCGGCCACGGTCAGGCCCTTGAGCGAGCGATCACCGAGGCCCGGATAGATCACGTTGTCCAGGTAGCCGCGATTGAGCGCGCGGGTCCTCGGCTTGTGACGGTTGGCGGTCTCGGCGTGCCACTTCTCGGCGTAGGTCCGCAGCGTGAGGCCCTGGACGGCCTTGGCGGCCTCGCGCTCGGTCGGCGTCGTCCACGTCTCCAGGTCGATCTTGCGTTTCTCCAGAGCCAGCCAGCCCTCGGCGTCCTCCTTGGCCGCGTAAGTAGCCGGCGCGATGTAGACGTTGCCGTCGGGTCCGGTGTAGCTGGCCTGCCATCGGCCGCTCCTGAACTGGCGAATACGTCCGAACCCACGCCGCTTGCGTGCCATCCCTGCCTCCTCGTATTGCGCGCAATAAACGCGCAATACAAGGGTACATTCCCGGGTCTAACGTGCGCTTATGTCCGATCGGAGTTTTGGCATTCATGCATGTAATGGCGCCAGTCCGTGCAGGTCAAGGCCGGTTTCTGGTCCGCGAAACGCTACAGGTTCAAATCCTGTCAGCCCGACGTCATGACCAGCACTTAGGTGCTGGTCATTCGTTTTCGTGCGATGGGTGTGCGGCCCCTCACCGTCGCTGCGCCTTAAGGTTAGAGCCTCCGGAATTCGAACACTCAAACCCCACCGATGAAGTCTGCAGAGGCATGAACGACAGACCCCGGCCGCGTTCGTCAGCTCGTGGATCCAGTGCGGACGCGGCGTGGGCGTCCAGCTTTCTCTCGACGCTGCCCACGAACGCGCAAGAGGAGCTGCGATCGACTGCACTGACGATGACGATTGCTCCCGGCCGGACCGTATACCGTGCGTTCGACCAGCCACGTTTCGTGCTCCTGGTGTCCGGACTCGCTCGCGTTGTTGCTTCGTCGGCCGAAGGCCGCAAAGCGACGATCCGCTACGCACGCAGCGGCGACGTGGTGGGCGCGGTAGCTGTGGTGACCGAT